AACCAATTACTAAAGTATTATAATGCACCTTACAAATATGAACCAATGAAAGATGGTGATAAGATTAAGTGGGTGTATTTAAAAAATAATCCATTAGGATTACAATCCGTTGGGTTGACTGGGTATAATGACCCAAAAGAAATATTAGATTTGGTAGAACAACACATCGATTATGATTTGATTTGGAAAAAAGAGTTAGAAAATAAGTTAGATGATTTCTACAAAGCAATGGATTGGGATAAACCAAATCCTAATATGGCAGCAGCATCAAAGTTTTTTGGATTTTAATTTGGATAGTTCAAAAAGTTTTTGTATATTTGTATCATAAGTAAACAATAATAATTTAAAAGTATGAAGAAAAGCAGTATTGAGAGTTTCATCAATCGATACAATCTCGGTGGTGAAGTAGAATCGGTAAAGATTGAATCAACCGATTCTCAAATGAAAGTAAGTTTTATCTCAGATGATAAGACTTTGTTAGGAGATGTAACCTCAGAAGAAGGTGAGTTTCCAAATGGTGAATTTGGTATTTATACCACATCACAACTGAAAGCACTATTAGGTGTTTTAGAATCAACTGTTGATGTTGAATCAACTGAATCTTATATTAAGTTTTCAGATAAAGGTACATCAGTAAACTATATGTTGGCTGACCTTTCAGTTATCCCAGTTGTTCCTGATTTGAAGCAGATGCCACCATTTAATGCAGAAATCACATTGAATGATGATTTTACATCTAAGTTCATCAAATCTAAAGGAGCACTTAGTGAATCTGATACATTTACATTTAGTTGTATTGGTGGTAAGGGTGAAGTTGTATTAGGGTACTCAACAATCAACACAAACAGAATCTCTATTTCAGTAGATTGTAAGTGTGATGGTGATATCCAACCAATCTCATTCTCAGCTAAGTATTTGAAAGAGATTTTGAACGCAAACAGAGGTTCTAAATCAGCAACATTAAAAATCTCATCTCAGGGGTTATCACATATTTCTTTTGAAAACGATTCATTAAAAAGTAACTACTATCTCGTAGAGATTAAATAAGGATATTATATGAATTTTTGGGATACAGAGCCAGCAAAGCCGGAGTTTGACTTCGAAACACAAAAAAGATTGTTAATCGAAAATATGGATTATCTTTCTTCTATGAGTGTTGAAGAGCAGACTTTATATAAGAAGTGGGTAGAATTACAAGAACCATCTATGATTAGAGATAAATCTCAGATTGCATCTATGTACGATATCCAATGGGCTCCTACTGATATTAATAATTTGGAACAAACTATCAAAGAGATTGAAGAGTTAGAACCTTATGTTGAAATATTAGAGGATACCAAAGAGGCTGGTAAGTGGACTCATATCCGAAAAATGATTCATACAATGTCCTTTGTTGCTAATCCTGGTCGTAATGTTAAAATCAATGTAAAGGATAGAAAGAGTGGTAAACTCTTAGGTCAAATATCATTGGCATCAGATGTTACATCAATGGCAGTTAGAGATAACTACATTGGATGGACTAAGGATGATAAGTTCAAAAAAGGAAAACTCAATCATACTACAATCGCATCAACAATTGTATGTACCCAACCATTAGGATATAACTTTTTAGGTGGTAAGTTAATTGCTATGATGACTACGGTGCCTGAGGTAAGAGAGTTTTGGAAAGAGAAGTATGGGCAGACTCTTATAGGAGTTGGTACTACATCTTTATACGGAATCCACTCTCAATACAATGGAATACCTCATTTCAAAACACTGGGTGAATCAGCAGGAAAGATTTCTATCAAACCTGATGATAAGTTCTACGACCCGTGGCACCAATGGTTAAAAGAAAATCGTTCAGAGTGGTATCAAGAAGCTATCACTAACGAACGAATCCGAAACGGGCAGAATATGGGAACTGGTGAAGGTGCTAGTGGACCTGTAAGTGGTATCAAACAAAAGATATTGGGGCAGATTTTCAAAGAATGTGGTATCAAACAATCCACATACCATCATGGTTTTAAGAGGGGTGTATATCTCGCTATGATGTATGAGAACGGACCTGAGTTTCTAAGAGATGAAATCGGAGAAGATGAATTGAAGATGAAACAAAAGTTCGTAGATGGTGTAGATTACATTAGTAAGTGGTGGAAGAAGAAAGCAATCAAGCGATACACCAAACTACATTCTGAAGGTAGAATTAAACCTGAGAATTTGTTCTATATAGATGCGATTGGTATGAGTTGGGATAAAATGAAAGAAACGTACTTAAAAGAAGTTGGTAGATAATGAATAATAACGAAAATAGTTTATGGGTTGAGAAATATAGACCCGATACATTGGAAGGGTATGTTGGTAATGAACATATCTTACAAAAAGTAAAAATCTATATAGAGAATGAGGATGTACCTCACTTACTTCTATATGGGCAGGCTGGTACTGGTAAAACCACATTGGCTAAAATCATTACAAATCAGATTGATTGTGATGTGATGTATATAAACGCATCAGATGAAAACAATGTTGATACTGTTAGGGATAAGATTAGAGGGTTTGCATCTTCAATGGGTTTCCGTAAATGGAAAGTTATCATTTTAGATGAATCAGATTACCTTACACCAAACGCCCAAGCAGCACTCCGTAACCTAATGGAAACATTCTCTAAAACTACAAGGTTTATTTTGACCTGTAACTATGTAGAGAAAATCATCGACCCGATTCAGAGTAGATGTCAAACATTTGGGATTACACCACCATCTAAGAAAGAAGTGGCTATGAGATTAAAAGATATCTTAGATGGTGAGGGTGTTCAGTATGAAATGCCGGATTTGGCAGTGTTGGTTAATAGTGGATATCCTGATATTCGTAGAGTTCTAAACGCAGCTCAAAGACAGGTTATTGGTGGTGTTTTGGAGATTGATAAAGCATCTACCATTCAGGCAAACTATATGGATGAAGTTCTAACCGTACTGAAATCTAATGATAATCTTAAAGATACATTCAGAAATGTTAGACAGATTATAGCAGATTCGAAGGTAAAAGATTTTACACCATTCTATCGATTCCTATATGATAATGTTGATGAATACGCAAGTGGTAAAGCCGGTAATATTATCTTAAAGATTGCAGAGGCACAATACCAAGACGCATCAGTAGTTGATAAAGAAATCAATGTGATGGCAATGATGTTACAAATTTTAATTGATATAAAAGGATAAGTTATGGCAAAAGGAAAAGGAAAAGTTGTTGGTATGAATCCACAACAACAGGCACCACAATTGAACATCGACCCAACTAAGTTGGATACCGTAAGTTGTGAAAATTGTGAAGGTATCTTCTTCGAAGAGGTTACAATGTTTAAAGAAGTTCCAGCAGTTCAATCACCAAACGGACAGAAATCAATGTTACCGATTCCTGTTGTTAGATGTGCAGAATGTGGAAATGTATCAGAGAAATTCTTACCTAAAGAGTTGTTACCTTAATGGCTAAGAAGAGTGATACATCGGTAAAAGTAAAAACAATATTCCAACATCTGAGTGGTATAAAGGAGAAGAAGGAATCTTGGGAATCTCTATCTGAGATGGATAAGAAATCCTTTACTCCTTTTATCATCAATAGGTGGTTGAGTATGAATTTGGATTTACTACCAATCGTTAATATTCTTCAGAAATATACTATTGGGTTATTATCACCCAAAGAAGTTTATAAGTTGTATTTAGATTTCTTACCAAAGCAGAAAACATTTGATAAATACATTAAAGGTAAGAAAGAAGGAAAGTATAACAAAGAACTCTTAGAGTACTTATCAAAGTGGTATGGTGTATCTCAAAGAGAAGTTAGTGATTATTTAGATTTACTTCCAAAGGATGAAGTAATTAAGATTTTAACAAAATATGGTTTAACAGAAAAAGAAGCAAAAAAGTTATTAAAATGAGTAGATTATTAGACATGTTAAGAACATCAGCAGTCGCTGATAAGGCAAAGGCACTCCTTACATTGGAGTTATTAGAAGGTAAAGCAGTTGGTATTGGTGACCATTCAACTGGTGATTTTTATGAGAACGCAGAAGAAGCATTAAGAATGTTAGTAGATGCGGATGATAGGTTGATTACGTTGGAAAGATACTTTACACAACAACCACAACAACAACCATCAGAAGTAACCGAACCTAAAAAAGATACCAAACAACAATTAAATGGATAATATAAGAGAAACTAAAACAAAAGTAGTTCACAGAGGTGAGCGTACAATGAGTACTAACAAAGAACAATCTGCAGTTGATTTTTGTGAACAAAATTATCCTGAAATGATGGAAGAGTACAAAAGGATTATGTGGGAACAATACGAAACCTTTTGTAAGAAACAACGAAACTATGGGCCTGATAATATCTCAGTTGGTACTGATTTAAAAACTAAAGATGAGATTAAGATTTCACTTACAGGTCTTTGGTTCAGAATGAATGATAAAATTCAACGATTGAAGCAATTGGTAGTTTTGGGACAACCAGATGAAGTTGGTGAATCAATCCAAGATACTTATGCAGACCTATCAGTATATGGTATCATTGCTCAAATCGTTCAAAACGGTAAGTGGGGAAAATAATTTAACTATTTGTTAACATTAAAAATTTGGATTTATCAAATATTATTCGTACTTTAGTACTGTAATAATGAGAAATATGAAAGATAAATCAATTTTTGTGAAACTTGCCAAAATGTTGGCTGATAGTGGTGTTGGTATTGAATTCGAAAGTGATTTCGAATATTTTAAACAACACAATGAGATTAAATATATCGAAGTTCCCTATATCGGTAGCGGTTGGTATGGTGGTAGAGATGGGTTCTACTTCAAAAAAAAGGGTTATGAAAACTGGAGTGAGA